ATAAAGCCTTTACCGATTGCTATATAATTTCCTCTATCCTTATGTATTATCAATCTTCCGTCTGTGGCTTGCTCTATGTATCCAGTAGTTCCTGGAATTTTAAATATACTTTCTCCTGTTGGTATAGTCTCATCATATTTTGGTTTTTCCACTTTCTTTTCCTCCTTATTATTTGGCTTTATGCCTAATTTTTTATTATATTCTTTAGTTAATCTATCTAATGTATTAGTTCCCACTATACCATCTACAGCAAGGTTACAATCTTTCTGAAATGCTTTTATAGCTGTAATGGTTCTATTGCCTATAATTCCATCTATACCACCGTTACCTATAGGATAACCTATTGTAACAAGCATCTTTTGTATTTTCATTTCCTTAGTTTCTTGAATGGTATTTTGAGAGCTTATAAATATTCCCTCTGTAAAATTATTTATATCTACACGGGTACTAATACCATTAACTCTACCATCTTCTGTATATTGATGCCCCACTACTGCAAAGCCTGTTGACATAGGTGTATTAACTCCATAGTGAGCAATCCAACCTTTGTATTTTTTCACTCTACTATCTAAGTTGTCTCTTCCGAAATATCCACCAGTGTAAATCATACACTCTATTTCGCTTATAGATTTAAACTTATTTAAGAATTCTATACATCTATCACTAATAGCTTTAGCACTTCTACCTTGGTTATTTGTTTCTATATCCAACGTAGGTATTATATTAAATTGTTTACCTTTTATAGCGTTCCAGAAGTCTATAGCCTGTTGTGTAGGACTAGTCTTTTCACTCATGAAGTGATAGAAACCAATGTTTAATCCTTGTGCTTTTGCTCCATTATAGTGTTGGTTTAAGCAAGGATCTACATAATCTACTCCCTCAGTAGCTTTTATAATTACTATATTACAACCGCTAGACTTTACTGCGCTGAAATTTACTGTACCATTATGCATAGAAATATCTATTCCTTTAGCCATCTTATAACCTCCTTAAAATTAAAAAGAACAGGCATTAATCCTGCTCTTTAATCTCTTTCTTATTACCTTCTTTTAATTGTATTAACATATCTTTTAATTGTTCTGGTATTGGTACGCCTGCTCTGGTTGCATTTTCTAATATACTTATACCTTCCATACTTGCATAGAAAAATATGACCATACTTCTAACTATTCCATTTGCACTAGTAGCATTGTCTACAGATACACCAACTCCAACGATTATGAGTATTATTATCTTTTTAGTCAATCCTTTAAATCCTGCACTAGAGCTTAACGTTTTATCTCTTCCTGCGCAAATTAATCCACTTATATAATCTAGCAACATAAGTAATAATAATGTCTTTAATGCCATATCTAATCCTCCAAAGAAATAATTTGCGCAAGCCCCTGCTCCTGCTATAACTGTACTTAATATTCTATCCCATTTCATTCTTTAACCTTCCTTCTTTTATTAAAAATAAGCAAAATAAAAAAGACTACATATTAATAGTCCTTACTCTGCTTTTATAAATTTATTTTATTGTGTAATAAAATCTTCTCTACATATTTCTTTGTATTCTTCTGGTGTTATCTCTCCGTAAGGGTTCTTTTCGTTATTACTGCCTACGCTAAGAGTTCTTTACCTATAGCTCCAATGCTATATGCCATACTTCATGTGGAACGGGAACATATTAAATCTAATTACATCTTTGTTTTTCTCTAAATATATCATTAAACTACCTCCTATACACAATACATGTTGTAAATGAACCAACTAAATATTTACCGTTTGGTGATACTTGACCTCTTCTGTTAGGATAATCACTCGAAATTATACTTTGTATATTAGAATAGGTTGACGCTAATATAGTCCTAACTCCTGTAGTTGTTTTGGTAGTTGTTAGGTAATATCCTAATACTTGACCTACTCCGTTTACAAATATTATATCATCACTTTCGCACCCTCCCTGCTGTATTGGTGTATATCCATATTTAGTGCCATACAGATCTTTTAATTGAGGCAGAGGCTCTACAGACATTTCGTATCTAAATTGATTATCCATTACAGTACCATTTACCAAACTTACCACTTTATTAAACTTTGTACTATAATAAAAGAATCCTTCGTTATCCATCCTAGTTTTAGCTATAACGCTATTATTGACATAGTCATATCTTATTATGTTACATTCGGTTGATGATATGTCCTTTGTCCTTGCAAAAATCTCTCCGTTTTTAACTTTAGTTTCACCAGTAATCAACGGCATATTTTCATTTGTTCCGATGTGGTCAAACATTTTCAGCCCGCTATCTGTAATTACTAATAATTCTACATCACCCGTATAAGCTACGTTAGCATGAAAAGATAAAAAATAACGTTTGTTAAGAGGGTCATATGCTGTACCAGTAAACACCCAGTACCTATTTGCTTTTTCAGTAAAGTAAGTTTTGACAAATGTTCCGTCTGATTTATGGGCATCTACATATAAATAATCCCCTCCTTTGGGTTTATAAGCGACAAACACCATATCTCCCGCAGAATAAACAGCACCTCTAATATCACAATTATCGTTTTTATATATAAATCTTTCACCCGTTTCTGACGTTTCAAGTGGCATACGGTAAATGTTATACGAACCTGTGCTTGAATCAAAATGTAGCATATGTGTATTGGTTACAGAAATATAATTTGAAAAGTAACCAGTAGTTCCAAAGCTTATACTTGTGTTTTTTAAAACTTTAAAATTTGAAGCTTCGATTTCAGTTCGTGAGCCGCCCATTAAACCATGTAACATTAACGTATTATCTTTAAACATTAAACCACCAACTTCCTTGCTATTAAATCACCATCAGAATCATATTCTAATTTAAATTTATATACTTCGGAAACAGTTGAACTACCCGCATCCTTATAAATATATATAGTCTGTGATAAATACTGACCTTCTGAATTTGGGTTCTGTAGTTTTGATAAACCTATCCTTTTATTGTCTTTGTCGTAATAAACTATATCTGTAAAAATACCATCACTTTTATTTACTCGTGTATATCCTGCGACTTGTGTTTTGAACTGCAATAGTTCAATATCTGATTGTTGTTTTTTATCAGTTTCTTTTATTTCGGTCAATTCTTTAGTGGTATCTTCATATTTTGAATCTATCTTATCCCAATTATCATTTAAACATTTTTTAATATTAAAAGTTGTTGTATTAAAGTCGTCTGTTTCTTTGTCATATTTAAACAACTTCAAATGTTTTGTTTCTTCGCTCAATATATCCCTCCTAAAATGCAAAATTGCTTAATTTAGTGTTTTCTAATTTTGTTAATGTCATAGCTTCTACATCTTTTAATAATAGATATGCAAATAAATACTCTACTGGTAAATGCGTAGGCTTAGATAAATTTATTTGTTTCTTAAGATTGTCTAAATCTGTAGGTATTCCATATTCTCCAATAAATTTAAGGACTATTTTACCATCTATAAAAGATACTTTTACCTTACCATTCTTCCAACTATTACATATAGCTTGTAACAAGTTTAAATCTGCCTTACCTTCACTTTTCCACTTAGCAGCTATGATACTATTTTTTTCGTCCTGCTTTAAAGATGGGTCTAGCTTAATTCCCATTTCCGACGCTAATAAATCAGCACCCCATGTCATTGTAGAGAAATTAAATTGTTTCTTTATATCTGTTATGGCATCTTCTATAGTGTCCATTTCAACTCCACTAGCCTTACACAATTCTTTTATATAGGGATCTTGTCTAACACGTTTATGTAAACTTGCTATTAACTGTTGTTCTATATTCATCTTTTCACCTCTTATATTAAGGTTACAGCGCCCATTGTAGGGACTTCTTCCTCGCCTATAATTGCGTTTTCATTTAAACTCCCGTTCACTTTTACATTTTGGGCATCAAGTACACCATCTGCACTAAGTATTAAGGAAATTATTTTAGCATGGCTTACATAATTTATAGTTGCAGAAAAAGCAATTTCTTTTAAATATTCTGTTATCTTAGTAGAAATATTGTTTTTTATTTCTTCATCTGAATACCCATTAGCTTTAGTTATACTACATTCTAAATCTATATTTTTAGCTGTAGCACTCACAACAGTACAATAATTACCTATAGCCGAACTTCCTGCACCAGTTCCCCATAGGCTCCATGTATTTGTATTAGAATCAAAAGTACCTTTAGGGTCTATGTACTCTTGCACTGTATTAACTAAATCCTCACTAGCTGGTTGCATATTGGAATCTATAATTATAACTTTTACCGTTAAATCTCCATTCCATAAGGGTATTACCTTTGCATTGCCGACCCCTGTTACAGATTTAGCCCAATAAATAAAGTGTGCTTGGTTATTAGATGTAATAGGATTCTTTAAGGATTCGTAATATCTTTGTTTAAGTGCTGGGTCCGTTTCTTCCTCAAATCCATCGTAACTAGGGTTAAGATTATTTACTTGCGTAATCCCTTGTATTGTTATAGGAAACTCTGTAATACTATTAGCCCCAACCATACCTATATTACCAGTTTGGGTACACTCTGCTAATATAGTGCCCGTTTCTGTTATTTCTTTTTTTTCTAAGCTTTGAAACTCTATATTATTAGGTGTGCCAAATAAATCTCCTTTGTTAATAGTTCCTGTCCCCATTAAAGATAATATTACTTTTGCTTTTGTCGCTACTTTTTTAACTATACCTTTGTTGTCGTATACTCTAGCTGTTAAATCGTCCCCATATAAATCCTTTACCAATCTTAAATTGGCTATAGATAAGGCATATTTATATAGTAAAGCTAATTCTATGGCATTAGTTTTAGTTATATCGTAGGTAAGGTGTCCTTCGCTTTTCTCATATGTGTTCGATATGTTGTTAAGCATATCTTTAATTAATTGTTCCTCTGTCTTTACAGTTACACTCACCCTTCCACCTCCTAAACGTTTATATTTATAACTTCATTATCTTTTGTAACAACATCAAAGCTTACATTCAATACTGATTTTTCTTGTGTTGTTACAAAGTTTTCTATATGGTCTACATATCTATGCTTTATAACCGCTTCTTCAATTTCTCTTTGTAGCTCTGAAAGAATAAACGCATTTCTTTTCTTTCCAGCTAAATCCTCTACATTACAATAAAAATTTGTACCTTTGTAAATCTTGTATTTATCTTTATAAGTTAACAATATCCAATAAATCCATTGTTCTAACGCTTGCCTTTCTGTGCATTCTACAAGTTTCCCATCTTTAATTACATATTCATTCTTTTTAAAATCAAATAAAAAAACCTTGCCTAACTTAGACAAAGTTTGTTCCTCTTCTATTTGTCCCACTTCTTCAATTATTATGTCTTCTTCTGGAAGTAGTGCCATATTCACACCTCCTATATTTTATCTATAATAAAAAAGTGCTGGTCGCTTTCATTTGCAATAACCAACACTTTATCATTATTTTTTAGCATATTACTATATGTTATTTTAGCATTGTAGCTAGTGTTATTTAATTCTATAGTTCTTTCTTCTACTCTATCTTTTAAAGCATTGCATAAAGTAGAATTGTTTGGGTCCAAATATAATTGATTATCCATAATACTTATTCTGTAATCTGAACCGCCTTTTACAACTTTCCCTATTGTTGGTCCTATTCTATCTTTATTATTTCTTTTTTTTAGCCATTGGGCAAATTCTATTCCATAATCCATATATAACCTCCTAGCTAAAATCTATTGTTATACCTATTTTATGTATATTATTATTTAAAGTATGTTGTGTGCTTTTTATTCTATACCAACCATTTACACCATATTTGCCTAAGTTAACTCTAATTAATCTATTGCAATTTATATAAATTCCTCTCCCGGTATCTATCGTATTAAAAGAGAGTTCTTTTTTTATCTTATTTTTTTCTTTTAATTCGTTACGTGCTATATTGTTAGCTCGGCTTGTATTTTCATCTTCTACACTTATAATGTCCGTTAACTCTCCGAATATCTTAATATTTTTATTATCTTTTACATTGACTAAAACTCTGCCATCATTATTGACTGCTATCACGCTGTTGAACATATCTTCTATGCTTCTACTAATGCTATAATCTTTTTCTATTAATAAAGTTGAATTAATTTTTAAATCTACAAGTCTATTAATATAAAGTATCTTGCCTTGCATTTCCATTATGTAATGTTCCCCTATTTCTCTTTTACATTGTTCTAATATGTCTTTTATTATATCGCTTAAACTTTCTTGGAAATACAATTTATTTATTCTAGTAGTTAATCTAGTCCTTATATTTACTTTAATACCCACCTTGGCACATATCTGTTGTAATGCACTTTTGGCATTTATGTTCCTAAATTGCATTACATATTTATTTTTATTTAAATACCATGCGTAATCCATTGCAGTATAACTATGTATATTTTCTTTGTTATTTTTATTTACTACGACGCCCTCGAAAACTGTTATCTTGTCTTGTCTTAATATTATTTTACTTCTTCCCTCTGCTAGATCTAATATAGAATCAAAAGACAATGAAGTTGCTAATGTATCTACGTCATTGCTCCAACTTAAATTATTACATTGCCCTATTATTTCTCTAGTTGTATATCCTTTTCCCACTATGTAGGAAACATATAAATACCACATTATTTGGGTTCCTCTCTATATTGTTTTAACTCTAACTTATAAGCCACATCCCCATTTGTTAGCTCATGCCAACTAATATTTTCCACGCTAACCATCCAATTTAATAATTCTTGTGGTAGAAAATCATTCTTATTCCGATTGATAACAATTCTAAGAGGTTTTTCAGTATCCATAGCGATATTCCACATATTAATTAAAAGATAGGGATTAATTTGGCTCTTAGCCCACCTATACTTATTTGGATATGCTGGCAACCAACTTTCTAAATTAAAACTTATTAAACTTGTCTTCCCTAAAAAGTTATATTCTCCATTATTAAAGGTTTCAAAGATTTCATTTTTTGCAGATTTTTGTAGTTCTGGCATCACTTCTGGCAAAATAGGAAGTTCATACAATTGTTTCCTGTCTAACGTACTAAAATATATATTAGCCATATTACACCCCCAATAAAAAAAGGCATAGTTATAAAACTACACCTTTACATATTTTGCAATGCTAATTTAATTTGATTTGTTATATGTTCCCCTGCTTGATTAAAGAATTCTTCTGTTCCTACATTGCCAGTTATATAAATATTGATTTCTGGACTTGAATTCCCGCTCATTAATTGACGAGATTTATCGGCTGGTATAATTGTCTCCCCGGAAGAAAGCTTTCTTAACTCTCCACCTTCTTCGTTAATTAGTGCCATTCCTGCGGGTGAATATTGAGTGCCTTTTGCGAAATGAGGTATTTCGGATACAGCACCTATATTAACTCCTGGAACTTTATTGGCTTTACTAATAACTTTATTTACTCCACCAATAAAATTATTTAGCATATCTATCCCGCCATTTATAATGCTTTTTATTCCGTCCCATATACCTTCAAAAATTCCCATTACAGTATTTTTTATATTATTAAATATATCAGAACATATCCCGATTAAAGCATTAAAACCGTCACTTATTGTACTAGCGATATTACCAACAATATCGCTAACAGTAGATACAATATTATTCCATATATCTGTTATAGTACTCCAAATTGAGGACATAATTCCACTTACAGTTCCGTAAATACTGCTCCATATACTAGATATAACACCCCAAATTGCAGACATTACAGCTGATACAACTCCGGCTATAGTATTCCATACATTTACTATAGTGTTCCAAATAGCCATTGCTATTGTTGTTATTGTATTCCATATAGCTGTCCATACTGTTGTTATAACATTCCATATAGCCATTAATATAGGTTGTATAACGCTCCATACGTTAGTCCACATTGTTACAATTGCGTTCCATATAAATGCTCCTACAATTATTATTACAGCCAATATGCCTTTAAATACTGCTTCTATAAACAACTTAATAGGTGTAAATATTGTTACAATAACATTCCATATAGTTGTAAAAATAGAAACTATACTTGACCATATATTGGTAGCTATTGTAGTTATAGTGGTCCAGATAGCTGTAAATATAGTAGTTATTGTTGTCCATATATTAGTGAATACAGTTGTTATGCTGGTCCATATATTACTAGCCACTGTTGTTATAGTGGTCCAGATATTAGTGAATACAGTTGTTATTGTTGTCCATATATTAGTAAATACTGTTTTAATTGCTGTCCATAAAGTTTGGGCAACTTGCTTTATTTTATCCCAGTTTTTCCATAGTAATAATCCTATTGCTATTACAGCAGTTATCGCCACCATGACCCATCCCAAAGGTGTAAGCATTAAAGTACCATTAAGCAATCCTATTGCAATCTGTACTCCGAATATAACCCCTTTAAGTACCTTGAAAATTTTAATGGCTATATAGAAGGATGCAAATACAATAGCTACATTTGCTATTGCATCTTTATGCTCTACTAGAAAGCTTATAACTTTACTAATAATGTCATACATTTTCATAAATCCAGTCGCCACTTTATTAGCAACCTGTTCTATAGTCCCATCTTCCTGCCATTGTTTTAATTTACCTGTTATGTCATCTATTAAAACTCCTAATTGTCCACCTGTTCCCTGCATCATTTCAGTAGCCATATTTGTTAATCTGTTTTTCATTTTCCCAAATTTACTTATTAAACTATTATTCATTGTTTCAAAAGCCTGGTCAGTTAGCCCAACACTATTTTTCATAGCGTCTAGGCTTGTATTAAAGTCTCCGAACCCCTTTCCTGTAAGTACCAAAGCACCAGATAGTGCGTTAACGTTTCCGAACAACTTACCCATAGTTTCAGTATTCCCACCAGTTTTAACCTTTATTTCCTCTAGAAATTTGGCAAATCCTTTACTTTTTAACGCAGACGCTGAAAAGTCTATTCCTAATTGCTGAGCGGTTTTAGAAGCTTCTTCGGTTGGTTTAATTACACTTGAAAACACAGATTTTAAAGATGTTACCGCTTCCTCTGTTTTCAATCCATTCTTTGTTAAGCTTGCCATTCCTGCTAACATTTCATCTATAGAAGAACCAGCAGATTTAGCAATAGGTGTTAATGATCCCATCGAATTCGCCAATTCCCCAACGGTTGTCACACCTAGATTTTGAGTAACTAACAGTTTATCCGATATGCTTTGCATTGCTTTTTGACCTGTTAACCCGTAGACATTCATAGTAGAAGTTAGTATTTTAAGAGAGCTATTAGAATCTGAAAATCCAGCTTTAGCCAGTTTAGCTGATGTAACCGCTGCTTGTATACTTTCATTTGCTTTCACACCAGATGATATAGCATCATACTGCGTATCAGATAATTCTTTTACGGCAATTCCTGTATCATTTGACGTTTTAAGCAGGCCTTTTTGAATGTTATCTAATTGCAAGCTATCTTGTGCTATTGATTTAACTTTTCTAGCACCTTCGTCTAATTCGCCCAATCCTTGCACACCTGTTTTTACTATCAACCCTCCTGCGAGAGTTGCCAATCCTAAACCAAATTTTAAAACTTTGTCTCCTGCTTTTTCAAAACCTTTTTGTGCTTTGGTAGCAAAATTCGCAACTTGTTGTGAAGCTCTCTTTGCTTCTTTAGAAACCCCTTGTACATTTTTGTTTATTTTCAGTAGTGGGTTACTCATTTGGTCGCGTAGAGAAAGGACAACACCTATGGTTTTTGAAGCCATATATAACCTCCTTTCTTTAAAGATTAAAAGGGAAGGCTATTTTTTACCTTCCCCAAATATAGATTTTAATTTCATTTCATCATATTTAGCCCTAAGTTCACGATTAAATATCATACTATCTATATAAAATTTCTTTTCTAGCGCATTTAAATTGAGGTAATAACTCAAAGGCAAATCGCCTTTATCTATGTAATAACTAATCCAATAAAGCTCTCCGCCCTCGTCATTATCACCTCTTATTAGTTTTTTATTGTTTTTTCAATCTCTGCATTGCTATCTTCAAATTGTTCATTAACGCGTTGCGCTAATTGAATAGTCCCATCTATTCCGAAAATCTTAACAGGTATATCAAATGGTTCTCCACATTCTAAACTTTCCATAAGTTCATTGTTATGTAAAAATTCACATGAACTATATACAAGTTCTTTAGAAGCATCTAACATCCTACCATAATCTAGCTTATCTATGCTTTCATCTTTATTCATTTTAATACTGTTAGCTAATATATCTTTAAATTTTAATAAGTCAGAATCAGAAGGTCTTGTAAAAGTTAGCAACCCAAAACCTTCTACCTCTATATCCATAACTTTTCTTCTTTTATTATATTTATCTGTAGCTTTCTTTATAAAATCCTTTAATGTTATTTTCTCGCTTTTACTCATATCCTCTACTCCCCCTTAAATTAATTCTAAATATTCAAACGAACTTGCTGTAAAAGGTAATTCTTCTTCTATCATTGCTCCAGCTTCCAATTTAGCAAGTTGGAGTTCTGTGAAAACTATATCTTCTAGTTTTAACCTTTCTATTTTTTGTCCATTCTTTGTTGCAGTAGCAACAACTATGCTTATATCTGGCATATCTAAGGTTCTAAACCCTTCCGCTAAAAGTCTCTGCGCTCTTGAATCCGTTTTTTTGATTGTAATAGTACCTTCGATACTATTACCTGTAATTTTAGTGTATTTGTTAGCATCGCCAACAAATCGTATATCCTCTGTTTCTAAGCTACATTTAGCTTCTATACTAGATAGATTCCCCCATAGTTCGGTGTTGATCCACACTCTACCTTCGTTTCCACTTATAACTTCATTTCCTTTAGACATTAAACCCCTCCTATTCCATTGTGATAACTAGTGTTAAATCTGTCATACTAGTTAATATTTTTATATTTGCGCCTAAGAATAATTTTCTTTTGAAGGTGGTATTTTTAACTGTTGTATCGTCCCATTCTTTAGCTTCTGGCTTTCCACTAGATACCCAAGCTTTTCTTTGTGCTTCTATATCTATAAAGCTTTCATTATTATAAGAATTATCTAATATATCTCTTACGGCTAGATTACTAAAATAAGTATTAACAGCACTTACAAATAACATCTGATTATCTAACTTGTTTTTAAATTTACCTATATAATTATTTTTAAAAGTTTTCCTTATATCGTCTTTAATCAAATCTATTGTTTCTATAACTTCAATTAAAGAAAAATCTTCATTTTTATCTTGTGTAAATGTAGTTAGAGAATTAACTCCCAATCCGATTTTTACTATGTTGTCATCATTTATAAGAATTAGTTTCCCAGCTTGTATTTCTTGATTTGCATTAACAGGCTCTAAAACTGATTTCAAGTTTTCCATAACCATATATGTTGTTCCTGCGTCTGTTCCCGCACTAGCTATATATCCTAATAAAGTAGGCAAAAATTCATATCCATCCTTTTCACCTCTAGTATTATCTTTGAAAGTTACCTTTGTATTTTCTAGTACTACGATACCTTCATGGTCTGGCGATGTAGTTGGATCATACACTACAGCTCTGAAAGTCTTTTTATCTATATCCCTTCTAGTCTTTGTCCAATTAACTAAAGCCTCATAATCTGTTTTAGTTTCTGAAGCTAAGCTGACCCAACCAGTTGAATAGTAACCTTTTATTATGTCTAAAGCATCTGTAATAGTTTCCTCTAAATCTACCCTTATGACAATAACCTTGTTAGGATTTCCTAGTAAGGCGTCTTTAATATGTTGCAAATTAGTAGCTGTATACTTAGTTTTGTCTAGTTCTAATTCAGCTAAGTTTTTGTATTCTACTCTATTAAAATTTTTATCTGTATCATCTTTTATAATTAAAATAGCATTGTCGCCCTTTTGCAAAAATGTTGTAGCACGTTGTTTAAAAATAACGTCAATGTTTGGTAATGTATTAGACATTTAAATACCTCCTATTTCTAATTCTTCTAATTTCTCACCTGTTTGCTCTTTCACACTCATTGCATAAAGTTCAGTCAATGTTGCTATTAGCAAACCTTCTTCACCTCTAGAGTCAAATTCACACTCAAAAACAGATATGTAATAATTTTCACTAACCTTAATACCTGTTTGAAATATTAAACTTAATAAATCTTGTATTTCTAACATCTCAATTTTGTTTTGTTCTCTATTTTGGGCAAAATAAAAAAGCCTAACGTCAAAATTCCGTTGTTCGGCTTCTCCATTTAATAAACTTGTTTTGTTTTCTGTAAAATCCACATAAAAAGAAGGTCTTGTAATCTTTTCTCTTATATCTGTAGATGAAAATTGAATATCTTTATAAGCTGTATTCTCTAAACCTTCTTTAACCTGTTGTACTATAGCCTTATTTATTTCTTTTAATGTTACAATCTATAATCCCCTCCAAATAAAAAAAGAATATGCATTGCATATTCTTAATCCCTATATTTTATTACTTCTTTTCTTAGGGTTTTAACAAACCCTTGTGTCATTACCGAGCCTATACCTTCCAATGCATTCATTTCCAGTATAATGTCATTTGTAAACCCTTCTTCCTCTGTTGTTATTATTAAAAAGCATCTTTCTTTTTTTCTTTTTTTCTTTACTCCCAATGCAAATATACCGAGGACCAAAAGTCTTGTTAGTGTTACATCTTTTGTTATTTCTTCTTCAGTTTTGAATTGTACATCTTTTATATCTTTTATATCCAACTCATATCTTTTTTTCCAAAATTGTTTCAATACCAGTTTATTTTTTTCTATTTGTACAGCCATATTACCCTTTGTACCAAAATTAGCATATCCACCTTGATAATATCCTTCTACTTTTGTTATATCCTTTCTTACTTCAAACATTCCATCTAACAACCCCATGTCATCACCTCAAGAAAATAATACCATATCTAGTCAAAAATTTCATCCAAAAATTTGTCTATATCTTCGTAGTATTCTCCGTTAAAAGCTTTTGCAGAATCCCCGATAAAATCGAAACCCGGAACAAATTTTTCATTACCATTTCTACTTCTATGCATCCAACCATCGTTTAACAAATGAGCATGAGGGCTAGAGTTGTAAGCCCTTATAGCTAATTCTTTTCCTTGATATTTATATAATTTCCCTGTTCTAAAGCCTTTTTTTAAATTCCCTCTATACTCACCTATGCCTTTAGATGCAAATGTTTGTTTGTTTTTCTTGTTTAATTTTTTAGCTTCTTTCCTTAAAAATGCTTTGGTTTTCTTAGGGTACTCGTTTTTAGCTGTATTTAACAGCCCTTTGCTAAACTTATCCAATTGTGTAGTATCAAACCCATTCATATTACACCACTGGGTAGTTATACTTTTCTAGTAATATTTTTCTTATACATTGCATTTTTTCAAAACATTGTGACTTTACTTTATGTAATTGATCTATCAAATCGTTAGCTTCATCTAATTGCCTTTTAATTCCCTCGTGTTCCATTTTTAGTTCTTCGTATTTTGCAATAAGTTGACTTTTCTCCCATTCTCTCAATTCAAATTCACCCATTTAGCACCTCTCTATTCAAGTTTTAATTCACAAAATATATATAAAAATAACGAGTTTTTATAATCTGGTTCCCAATATTTAAAGAAAAATTTTTGCTCTTTAAATATAAAAAACATATCTAATTTTGGATTTTCTATACTCTTTAATCTTACTTTAAACCTATGTGTATATTCATAACCCTCGCTAACAGGTGTTGAGGTCTTGACAACCGATTGAGGTAATATATTACAATACACTAAGTCTTTTATCCTATCTTCTTTTATGTCAGTTTCTTCAAGTTCATTTTTAAATTCTATCATACCCCATAATTCTGCTCTTTGGTTAAGCTGATTAGTTATTAACATATATTCACCTCTAAGTGTCTGTTTCTGAATAAGTTCCGTATTGTAATTGCAACATCATACTTTGATTTATATATTTATATTGTTCTTTTTTATCTGTACTAACGCCTTTATCATCATGCATATTTACTAATGTATTTAGAACACATAACCTTAATTTTCTTTTAAACTTAGCACTCTTCAGTTTTTCTTCTATATTATCAATGCTATCTACTACAGCATCATAAGCAACTTGCATTAAAAAAGTAAAATTATCCTCATCATAATCAAGATTTAACCATTCTTTAGCTTCTTGTAATGTTAATATTGAATCCATCACTTTTCACCATCTTTTTTAATTTTCTTAACTTCTTCTACATAAGAAAAAGCAATTAACTTATTAGCTAATTGCTTTGATAAATCTCTTATTTCTCCAATATGAAAATCTTTATATCCTTCTCCAGTACATTCTATTATAGCTTTAACCTTCATTTAATCACTCCTAAGCTATAGTAACTTGACCATACACAAATGTATCTGAATCAACTAATTTCACATCTTCTCTTGTTATTGCTCTTATATCTGTTCTATTTTTCTTAAATGCATCTCCACCGATATTAGTTGATAATAAAGATATAGCTTCCCTATCGAATAATGTAACTGCTTCTTTTAATGCTCCTATTATGATAGGTGCTTTTGTACCACTTGTAGTATCATTTTTCAATGTTTTATTAGAATATACTTCTACTGGATGTATCCCGAATAGTAATTTCTTAGTTGGCATTGTTGGGTCTTTCTGTAATAAATAATTACCTTCACTGTCTTTTAAAGTATCTAACCAGTTAAATCCAGTTTGATTAGTTACAACAACACTCATGGCAGATATTGCAGGGTCTAGTGTTACATTAGTTATTGTTTTTAAATCGTCTGCACTTGCTATAGCTGTTTTAGCTTTAGTTGCTAGTAAGTCTACTATTAACTTATTTCTAGTTGCAACCTGTTTTTTTGCTAACCATTTATTTAAATAACTTGCTAAATTAGCAGTATTATCAGCTAAAAGGTTGTTTGGTACTGGCAAAATACCTCCTCTATCTTTTATTACATATGATATATTAACAAATTGTGGGCTATCTGTAGTTGGTACATCTTCCCCTTCTTCAAATTCTGCAAACGGAGTATATTCCGCGTCTTTTTCTATGTTTCTATTACCTTTAGGTGTTGTTACTGGCTCGATATTAACTAATGTTTCTAAGGGCTTGAATTCTCTTTTTAATTCTTTTATAGCTGTTTGTTGATCTATTGGGATTGTGTAACCTCCATCTTCGCCAGTATTTGAAGATAAAGCATTATTGAATTCTTTTAATACTGTTGCCTGTTCTTCTGTAACTCTCTTACCTCTTAAAACATTGTAAAAACCTTCTTTGTATAACTCTTGTTTATTTTTTGTTTCTTCCATACTTCCACCCTTTCCCAATTCTTTAGCTATACCAGCATTTATTTTATCTTCTATTTCTTGTCTTTCTTCTTCTTCTATTTTTTCTTGCATTGTTATTTTAGCTTTTAATGTATCTATATTTTTGGATTTATTTGTTATTTCTTCTGCTGTAACTCCATCTTTATTCATTAGTTGTTTTGCTTCATTCTGTAATTGTTCTAATTCTTGTTTTAATTCATCTGATAATTTCATTAAATACACTCCTTTTTAATTTTTTGCAATAAAAAACAGCCTATAGGTTAAGCTGTAAATTCAACTTTGCTTTCGCAATTTCTAATTCTTTTTCATTTATTTGTTTTTCTTCTTTATTGTTTTTAAACTCATTCCTTAATTTATTAATTATTTGTGGTGGTATCACTCCACTGTTAAAACTAGCCACTATTTTGTTATCTTCATCAAATAGTATTTCATCTGCAAAACCTTTTTCTTTGGCTGTCTTAGCATCTAGCCATGTTTCTTTAGACATCATGTCTAGTAATTCATCTTGTTTAAGACCTGTTTTAAGTATGTAAGCATTAGCTATACTTTTGTCTATTCCTTCTAATACTTCAGCACCTTTTGCAAAATCCTCACTATTCCCAGCACTTATCATACTGGCTCTATGTATCATTAATTGTGCTGTAGGAGAAATTTTTAAAATATCACATCCCATAGCTATTACACTTGTAGCACTAGCAGCTAATCCAACTATTTTACCTGTTATTTTTCCTCTATATTCTTTTAATAGGGAATATATTTCGCTACCCGCGAACACACTCCCACCACCACTATTTATTATAACTTCTATTTCTTCATTTTTTTTAGCTTTGTTTAATGATTCTTCTATGTCACGTGGACAAGTAGAATCCATTTCAAACCAATCGTATATCATTTTATCATCATTACTTATAATAGTTCCTTTAACATTAATTTTGATCGTTCTCACTTCCTTTCCACTGAACACCTGCCATTTTCATTGGCATATAATTACCATTGCCAACCAATTCATCGCCACCCTCTCTTCTTGGTAGATTTTCTTTATCTCTACACTCATTTGGTGTCATTATTGAATTGTTTACAGCTACTGCATAAGCATCTAATCTAGCTTTAAAAGAACTTCTTAAAATAGCATCTACATTAAAATTAAAATAAAAGTTATCCTGCTTTTCTCTATTATTAAATAGCTTTATTGCTAATTCCTGCTCGTACTGGCTTAGTATAGGAAGTAAAGTATCTTTATACATACTTTCCTGTTGTAGTTCTACATTTGCATAGTTGCCCTTATCATAATCGTTAAGGAACTGAGGTTTTATACCAAATGCCCCAGCTATTTGTAATGCATTGTACTTATTTAGTTCTAAGAATTGGCTATCAGTTAATTTAGAACTTATATTACTAGCTGTCATTCCTAAAGGTAAGGGTATAAATTTGCCGGCGCTTTTACTACTAAAACTTTCTAGCTTTTCAACTAATAGATTTTCCGCTTTAGTATTTAGATCACCTGTGTATTGAATAATTATTTTATCTGTAACCATTCCATTTTTAGTTAATTCATTTAAAAAATTATTAGAATATTGCCCTCTTGTAATATAACTTGATAATATATCTCTTACAGATAAGCCAACAATACCTTCTCCGTTTTGTGTGATCCAGCTTTTAAAATGTAAAACCTCATCTTGTCTCATTGTATATTGTTTTGCTGTCTTTTGGTCTGTATACACATACCATAAAGCATTTTCACGCCCAAATAGTCCTTTAGTATCTATATAGATTTGTACATAGTTATTGGGTAGTATCCAAAGGTACTTTACCTTTCCATTTCTTTCTTTTTCTATGTATACAAAAGCGTTCCCATAATGGTTACGCGCAAATTCTACACAACTCCAAAAGGTATTAGCATTGTAATATGGATTGGGTTGTAATCTCAATATAGCGTTCAAATAATGCATTTGTTTTTCATTACCGTTTCGAGTTTCTTTATAGATTTTTAAAGGCAATTTAGACATTGTTTCAGATAATATCCTTAGGCAAGTAAAATATGTTATCTCTCCTATTTTACTAGGGTTTATACCATCTACATTTATACCTAACATCTGTAAAAACTCTTTATTTTGTAAAGATACAGTTGTATTGTTCACTATTTTATTTAAAAAGCCCACTTATTCACCTCCCTTCATGTCTGGCGAACAATACCCCTAATACCGTTAAAATAGCACCTAAAACATACATTCCAGCTATTTTATTTATTAAAAAAGTGCTAAATATAATAAAGAATATACCTAAAAGAAACATTACTTCTGGTATATTCTTAATTAAAAACTGTATTATTTTTTTCAATCTTTATCACCGCCATATAGCCTGTTGATATATTCTTCACTGGCATACTTATTAAGCTTAACTGCTTGTTTTGTATTAAATATCGCTCTGCCCAAAGCCATCAGCATAGCTATAACCCCATCTATTTTATTTTTACATTTAGATTTATCATATTTAATATTCCCCGCTGGGTCTTCCGTTGCTATAACATTGCTAGCCATCCATGTTAACACTGGATTATTAGCTATTATTAATCTTTTATCTAACAACATAATTTCAAAATCTCTAATAACAGGAGACATTGATTTATAACCTTGTCCAAAAGGTGCTACTGTATAATGTTTTTCTAATCTACTTCTTATATCTCCTGCTCCCCATCTATCGAATACAATTTCATCTATATCAAAAGAATATTTAGAATTTATATGATCTATGTAATTAAATAATTCTTCATTGTCTACATATGTGCCATTCAAACCTATTAAATCTTTATTTCTAACCCATGTATCATACCTTACGTTATCTCTTTCACTTCTATCTATAAGAGTTTCTTTAGGTGTAAATAAATGAGGATATATAATGTATTTGTCTTCTTTTCCGTTATAAAAGCATTGTACATAAGCTATTATGTCCTGTATGTATGCCATATCTAAGCCACACCAACACATAGCACCTTTCAAATCGTTCAAGTCAATATCTTGTAAACATTCTTTCCATAACCTCATATTAATTGCATTTTCCCCATCTAGGGCAACATGTTGATTTAGATACAATCTTCTGGCTTTAGCTTCAAAAGTCTTTATTCTACTAGCCTTTAACATAAAATCTTTTAAATCATCATATTTACGAAATATTCCTAGTGCTGGATTAGCTTTAATTTGTTGCTTTATATCCATTAAATCGCAATCTTTATCAGCTTCATATATAGCATAATAGAATTTATCATCCTCAAATTTCCCTTTTTCAATATCCTTTGCATAATTGTACAATTCTAGTTCTAAGTTCTGTGGATCTTGTCCGCTTGATGCTGTTGTGGTAGCAAATAATAAAGGACTATCCCATAGTCCCATTCCTGTTCTTAACTTAGTGTATGCATCACTATTTTTGTACTCGTGCGGTTCATCAAGAATAACAACGTAAGACGCATAACTATCAAGATTCGCCCCATCATTAGCCAATACCCTTAAATAAGAATTAGTTGATTTCCTATACATTTGTCGCATACTTTCAGTTATTTTAACATATTTTTTAAGTGTTTTATTTTTCTTTATCATTAACACCATAGTATTAAACAGGTTACTTGCTTGTTTCTTATCATTAGCTACTATTATATATTCCGCTCCGAAAGTAGGGTCTGTGAAGTATAAATATACAGCTATCCAACTCACAAGGCTTCCCTTACCATTTTTACGACTAATATCTAATAAAGCTTCTCTATGTTTCCTAAACCCTGTTTCACGTTCTTTAACACATAATATTTCGCTTGTTATTCTAAACTGAAACTTTAATGGACTAATCTTTTGCCCTTTCTTTCCTTTGTCCAGTTCCAACTTAGTTATAAATTTATAAAATCTTCTTGCTTCTTCTTCATCATAAAAGTATTTATCATCATTCCATTTGTTTTTTAATTCATCTATAAGGTCATCAAGATTATACATAATTTGTTCTTTTTTATGTTGTTCTAGTATTTCTTTTATATCCTCATGCATAACCTTTCACCCCTTTTATTTAACAATCATATCCTCCATTTCTTCATCCTCATTATTGCTTTGTAGCATCATTTCTCTTAGTTTAACTCTTTCACGTGGTGTTAAACTAAACTCCTTTATAAAACTCAGCATACTTTTCATAGCATTATTAGCTATAGATATTTCTGGTATTTGTTGCCTATATCCGCTTTCGGTTTCAAAGCATAAATCTTTGTTAGCTTTTATGGCTTTTTCAGCTTGCACCCAACGTTGGTAATTAGAGCATAAAGCAATCAAAGCTATATCATCACCATTTTTCCACTTTCCCTCTTCCACTAACATTTCCGCTATATTATAATATTTATCCTTAGCTTCTTTATTTAAAAAACTAGGTGCTTTTGGTATTTTATTATTTTCTTCCATCTTTCCACCTCTTTTCTAAACCACCCCTATTGAAAAATCGATATTTTTTCTTACGTGATGGGGGATGCGGTCACGCTGACAAAGGTTAAAACTTTTTTCATACCCCTACCTTTTAAAATACGAATAAAAATAAAAAATAATTTAAAATAATTAATATTTTTATATTTTCTATGTATATAGTTATACACTTATTTATTAATTAATCGTCGTTAAGTAAGGATAAACACGAACATTCTTCAACGTGTACTTCTATTCCTTCACCTTGGTTAATGTAATCTACAATTACTTTTATTACATCTATTAATTGCTCTATAGCTACCGGCTCTGCTTTATGAGTAGAGTTATACATCTGTATTATATCTCCTAGTAATGCACTAGACTGTAATCTATTCAACCTATACATAATATCACTCCTTACATATTACTTAACACATCTCTCATGTTGTCGCATATATCCTGTGCTATCCTTTTACCTTCTAGCCCGTTGCTTATTCTTCTTATTCTAAATTCTCCATTAGATAGTTGTACTATTTCTTCCATTGGTTCATTGTTATATAATATATTGTCTATATCTTTCTTACTATCTATAAACATATCAAACAATTCTTTAAACTGTTCTGTTGTTATACAATCTACTGTATGGTTATCTGTGTACAGGTCTAGCATATAACCTAATGCTTGGTTATATCTTTGGTCATAGTCCATTGTTCTCACCTCTTTCTTTATAATATCTTAATATACATATACACTATTCCGTCAATAGCCCATACACACTCTACAATTTCATATTCCCTTTCTATTTCTTTCATCAATTCATCATCAATGTACTGTGTATCTAAACCAACCGTTTCTTCACCTTTGTTGTATGCTTCTGTTATTTTGTTGTTAACATACTTTAAACATACTTCTCTATACCCTTGTAATACTTCTTCTTTAGTTATTAATTTACTTCTCCCTTGTCCTGGTGGTTTTGGTCGTGGTCTTGTAGTTGGTATTACTGCTGGCATTTTTCATCAACCTCCTAACAGTCTGCATCACCATAAGTTATAAGCCCTTTTTTTAATTCATGTTCACCTTCTAATACCCATTTGCAATCCCTATCTACTTCTTTTAAAACTATCTCTAAAGCTTCTTCTTTGTTATCAGCTACAACAATAGCACTCTGGTATGGGTGTCCTTCATAAGTCATGTATTCATATATATACATTTAATCACCTCTATTTATATTCTTCCTTATATCTTTGTACTATCTTAAATAAATAAGCTTGCATAGCTAACTTATCCTCTTTACTCTTCTTATAAGCTGTATGTATTTCTGCATGTGTATTGTGCTTTTTACTACCACTAACATATATTAAATTGTTTATATCATATACTCTGTTCTTATCTTCCTTAACTTCTATAATATGATGGGATAAGTCTCCGTAAACTATCTTGTTATGTTTATATAATTGGTATATATCTAGCCCGTCAAACTTGCTTTTACATTGTCGTGTTAACTTTCCCCACCTTTTATCCTTATATATCTTTGTACTTTCTTTATCTCTGTTATATAGATCATACTGTTGATTCCTTAATTTGTTTCTTTGTTCTTTGCATTTATTTATACAATCTTTCATATCATAAGGTACTTTTATCCCGCAGTAAGGACATAATTTAAATAGCATTTTGTATCTCCCTTAGAATAAATACATATAAAAGAAATATGTAAGCGCACTATGTACTAATGTTCCTACAAAGTTGCCCAATCTTTCTGCACCATCTTTACCTTTTGATATTCCTATTATTTTTAACAACACATTAAGTATGCTTAATGCCAATCCCATCCACGCTATTACCTTCATTTAAACCCTCCTTATATTTCTAAACAAAATAAAAAGGACACCTGTTACAGTGTCCATATGAATATAATCTCCTAAACTATTTTAGGTAAGTAAAAAGACACCTAGAAATTAATCTAAGTGCCTTTTCTGTACATACACAATAGTTACTTTAAGTTTATATTTACCTTTCGGTATTGGCGGAGGCAACAGGACTTGAACCTGCACATCAATATAAAATACCGACTACTCATAGTTTAGCAAACTACTGCCTTACCATTAGGCTTATACCTCCATATATAGTAGCACCCAAATTAATGGGTGCTTTGCAGTTGCCTTTTTTAATTTGTACGATAAAATCCTTTTTCTATACTCTTATTATAACACGTATCTATTATAAAAAAGTCCCAAAATCGTACCAAAATCGTACCAAATTATTTAATTCATTATTTTTATATTCCTAAGTCCATTAATCTTTGTTTCCCATTTTTATAAATACATATTTTATCAACTTGTTTTGTAATAACAAACTCTGGTTCTTCTTGACCTATAAATTGTACTTTTTCTTTGTCAACATCTATTGTTTCTACAGTATAGGTTATATCTTTATTATATCTAAACATTTATATCCTCCCTCCAACTTTATTTTATCCTTTCCCTTAATTCTTCATCACTTTCTATATTATTTCTAAAATATTTTGCTTCACACTTCTCAGCTTTTTTATATTTTAATCCGTATTTAGATAACATTTGCTTATACTTTTTTAACTTTATTCTTTTGTTCATTTAATAACTCCATAATTTTTATCATAAAATTCTACCAATTCTTTCGTTATTTTCACTAGTTCTCCTGCTTCTTTATACTTCTTTTCTTTATATAAAAGTCTTCCAGATTCTTTAGTTAATTTTTCTATAATAGTTATCATTTTAAATCTATTCAACGTATTAAACATTTAATCCTCCTTAAACACTAAATCTTTGTACTATTGTCTGTAGCTCTTCGTTTGTAGCTTTGTATTGGGTATGTTCTTCATAACCACTCCAGTTATCTACTCCTGCTATTCGTAAAGCGTCGAGAGTATCTCTCGCTCTCAGTAAGCATAAAAAATATTCATTACTTATTTGTACCATTTAATATTCCCCCCTTAATATGCCATTCAATTTAAATTATTTTTAAAAATCTAATTTTAGCATATGGCAAAATACCAAACTTTGTTTCTATATAATAACTTCTCGCTGTTTCTTTAATTATTTTATATTTCTTTTTTAGCTCTAGCTCTGGAATACTTGCCTTATTATTTATACATATTATTTTCATTATCAATCACTTCCACACAACATATATTACTTTTACATATATACAAATCTATACCATTTTCATTTTTAATAAGTTCTATTAAATTCTTATTCTTATCTTTTAAAATATTTATGAATTGCATTTTGCTTTCTTCATTTGTAGTAAACTCTGAGTAATTACCGCCATTATATCTTATTATAATTTTATATTTATCCATATTAGTTCTCCTTTATATACCATTCACCCTCAAATATTTCTACTGGAGCAATAGGGTCTTCATTTTGGTCTTTTAATATAGATTCATTGCTATATATTCTATATTCACTTTTATGTTTCATATCTGCTGCATCTATCCATATACAATAAATATCTTTCCCATAAGCTTGGATAGCTTCTTCAAAAGATACTTTTTCATCTTTTTTTATTGGTTTGAATTTAAGCATTAACGTTTGTTTTAAGCTCATGAGGTTTAGTTTCCACACGATCCCATCAAGCCATTCTAATTCTCCACCTTTAACTCTATATTCACAATTACCACATTTAAAAATTGTTTCTTCTGGTAGTTCCATAATTTCTAAAATATTATATTCTCTATCATAATCTATTTTGTTTTCTATAAATGGGCTCTCCATTTCCCATTCTATAATTTCATAATCTTCATTTTTTAAGACAGCTACATAATCACAATACAACCTTTCAGAATCTACAATTATATATCCATAATTTTTATCAAACTGCCTATCTGGACCTACTATTATGCCATTCTCTTCACATTGTTTTATAAAGTTATCTAAATCGCTTTGACTATTACAATGCACTGCAACATAATTATATTTTAAATTTCCAAAATCAAAATTTTTCATAACTAATCCTCCATACTACTTTATTAATACTCTAGTACAGTTTAGGTGTAGAAGTTTTGTTTCTACACCTATTTTGTTGTACTTAATATAACCAAATTAACTAATGATCTTATTAAAATTATTTATATTCTCTAAAATTTCCTCTCTCTTTCTATAAGCTGTCATCCTCGCACCACCGTATAACATCTCTGCTATACATGGGATAGTTCTGTGTTCCTTGTATTTTAACTTTATAAACTCTTTAGCTTCCTCAGATAACATACTAATATTATAATTAATAGGAGCTATTTCCCTTTCTAGCTGTCTTATTTTTGCTCTATTCTTTAATATTTTCTTTCTTATTGACTTCCACTCATTTTCTAGTTTGGTAATTTGATGTTCTATTTCCCTATCACAATGACTACATTGACTTGACGTTTGAACTCTTTCTGAATAGCTTATCGATATGCTTTCCTCTTCTAAATCTATATTGGTTCCTTGTATGTCTTTCCTTATCTTTTCTTTTTGCTGTTCTAATCTATCACATATATAACTAAGTTTTTCTATCTCTTTTAAATTAGAGTAATAAACATATAACATTCTTTCTGTCTTTTTAAAAGTTTCTTTATTCATTTAGCCCCTCCTTATACCGCACACATCTTTTTCCTTGCAAGTCTTGCAGTTATACCCACAAATTATTCTAGGCTCTTTCTTTACTTTCCTAACAGCTAACCCTATTGTAATCCCTATAATTATTATACTATAGGCTATTGCGCTAATCATAAGGATCACCGCCTTCTCTCATAATTTTCTTCTGTATTTTGAGCTGACTTTGTGACATTTTCATCCTTATTGCTATTTGCAAATCTGATAAACCTCTTTCTTTAAGCTTTTCATACACTCCCCAGTCCACTGGCTTCCTTTTTCTCCCCATTTTAAAGCCTCCTAACCATGCATAAAAATCCATCTATAATTTCTATTTTGTAATCTTTCTCGTACTTTTGTGTTAATCTAATCTTTTCTTTAAATTTATCGTATGGTATAGTAGTAGCTCTTAAAATCCCTATTTCCATACTTATACCCCCTTATATATCTTCCTGTACCCTAAGAATACTTTGATATCCGCTTAATTCCGCTTGCAAACCTTGTAACATATCTTTACAACTTTTATACGTAACTTCCGCAACATCTCTTTTAAATTTCAATTCCGCCACGTTTCCTCTTGCTATGTCTGGAATCAATGTGGCTTGTACTTTACTTTCCCTAAGAATTAATATTTCTTTCGCTAAAGCTATTTTATAATCTCTTTCAGCCTCGGCGTATTCTTTAGCTTTTTTATTAAGTGTATTTATGCCATTATCTAGCCTTTTACTAGTGTCCCATATAGCTTTTGTTAGCTTCTGTAGTTCCATATTTAACCCTCCAGTAATTCTGGATTTCCGTAAATATTACCTTTGATTTTAAAATCTGTATTATAGAATCCATCTAAACATATAAAATCTCTATGCCATCCCCACACAACACCAAACTTGCAATTTTTATATTCTACAACTGTATTACCACTTACTATGATCTTGTCTTTTATTGTTTTATCTTTTATTTCTATACTTAATATATCTCCTTCATAGATTTCTTTTCCACTTTTATCTTTCAAGCCTGTATATTGCATCAAGCTATCAAATTCAAATTCTATATTCCCACCATATGGCATACATTTGCTTGTTTTAAAAGACATCTTTTGTAACTGCAACATTTCTTTTGTTGTATTATCCCATGCTCTAAATTTAATTTCTCTCATTACGCTTCCTCCAAAATAACTTCTACCTTCGGATTTTCCCCATACCACTTACTTATTGAGCAAAATACAATCTGTTTATCATCTTTATAAGCTAATCCATTCAAACTGTCTAAAATAACTTTTGCTATATTGTCTACATCTGGTTTTATAGTTGGTCTTATAACACCTGCTAACATATCTTTTTTATTTTTCTTACTTGTGCTTTTAGGTATTGCATAATAGGCATTTATAAAAGCTACAACCTCACCTGTAAGCTTTTCCCCTTTACATTGCTGTTGGTAACATAGTTTTACCCAATTCTCATAATTAACAGTTTTAGAAGGTGTGTGTACACTTCCTGTCTTACTATTAAACCTCGGTCTTTGTTTTCCCATTGGCTTTCCATCTATAACTATCTTCAAAATTGCCCCATCCCTTTTCTATTAGAATACTTTTTAACCATTTTAGACATACTATCTAACTTTAAAGAATAGTAATCCTGCCTTTTCTTTCTTGCTCTATCTCTTTTCCTTTGTTTTAATAAGATATAAGTTTTCTCTGCCCTTTCTTTATTACTCAACTTAATACCCCCTTTATAAAACTCTTTTACCGCCCATGCAAGCGATTATTATATCCTCTCTACCAAATACACTATTCTTCTGTCTTATTAATTTACAAAGCCCCTTCACTGCGTTTGTAGATATTCCTAGCTCGTCCTTTATTTCTTCTGTGCTATAAAACTCTTTAATAAATGTTTCTTCTAACCAATTTTGAAACTCTAGTTTTAATTGCTTATTTAATTCTTTTCCGCATTTTCCGTGTACCCCGAACTTTTCCCTATGATGAACTGGGCAAAGATAAACTAAGTTCTTTTTACATTTAATTAACGCTCTACATTCTGACCTATAAATTACGTGATGTTCTTCCGAGTTAGGTCGCCCACATATTACACATTCTTTCATCCCATCACCCCGTACTATTGTTTTAATACTCTAGTACACTATAGGTATAAAAGTGCCTAGATATATACCTATAATGTACTTAATATCTTTGAATTGTGACTATTTAGGTTCAACTACTAAGCTAAATTTTCTATAACTATTTGTTTTTATAATTTTATTAGCAAACTTTTCTGCTGCAGCTTTACTTTTAAATTCTCTTGCACTATCTCTTACAAGTGTTCTTCCTGGATCACCTTCCCATGGAGCTATCCAACAATCTTGATTGCTAAACTTTAATATAAACATAAATTCCACTCCTTTATATTAAATATTTGCATTATGAATTACTTGGTTTCAACAAACACCCAACCATTATTATCCTGAAAAGCTATTCCATGCCCCATACTTGTTGCCTGTTGTCCAGTTAGCTCGAACTCATAATTTTCTATAGTTTTTAATATTTCTTTTTTACTCCAATCAGCCCCAATAAGTGATATAGCACTATCTCTGAAAGTATGGATATAATCTTTATTCGGAAGCATTTTTAAAACTTCCTCTTTGGTTAAAACACACCTTTTACTATTGTCTATTTCTGAATAAATCTCATTTACACCTTTTTCAAAATCTACACATCTTCCAGTGTTATCTATACTAATCATTTCTTTGTTCATATTCTTCATACAACTATCTTCAAAACAATGTTTGCAATTACTATTTTCACAATGAATTAACATCTTGTCTCCTCCAATATTTCAATTAAGAATTAATTATAAAATTCTTCAATTATATTTAACTGTTCTCTCATTTCTTTTATTAATTCTTTTACAGTATCTTTTTTATTTAATTCAGCATAAATTTCAATATTTTTTGCTAATAACTTTAAAGATTCAAAATCCTCTTTGTATAACATTTATCTTCTTCTCTTTCTCTTTGAATTATGACATAATTATATCTAGTTCTTTTTCACTTATATAACCATCATAAAATCTTTTATAAGTCATTAATGTGCTTAATGGTACTTCTTTTGTTTCCTTTATAGTCCAAGCATAGCCTTTGTAAGTATATATAATTGTTTTTCTATAAATGCACCAATCCTCTTTAAAACCATTATCTAAAAGCCATTTAATTTTTGTGTTCATACTTACCTCCTATAATAATAATTTCAGGTGCAGCCCCTGGTCCTGTAACTGATATTTGTATTGTGGCTAATTAACTAACCTCATTAATGAATCAAATAAAGGTTTATGTTCTTTCATAATTTCATTCA